AAACCAGATTAAAGAGTTGCTTGCAAGTATCAAGCATCACATCACACATAGACCCACTCCAGTCCAACACAAATACCAGACCATGATTCTTACCATCAGGAATCACCGAAACTTTCTTGAAGAGGTCTTCGTTGTATTTGTAGGTATGAAGACGAGAAGTATCGAGAACACCAGTACGAGCAGTAGAAGCACGAGCATACTGATCTGCTGCCTTGCGACACTCAAACTCTTTTACAAGATAGTTTACTTCCTTCTGAGCAGAAGTCTTAAACTTTTTGAAATCAATATCAGATTCTTTATAGAGATTTACTGCAACCCATCCTTTATCTTTAGCATGTTCATTATGAATTTTTTGTTGATGAGAAAATGAGTCATTGATATCTTTATGAACCTCGGAGTTCTTGCCAATAATAGTATCAAGATTTACTTGAGGAATTTCGATATAAACGTTCTCATATTCATCATTGCCCACAAGGTCACGAATCTTATCTTCAAGAGATTCTGCAGTGCGAACTTCTGGTTCATCCTTTTCTCCAGAAGATTTTACATGAGTTTCGTCACCCTGAGCAGTTCCACCGTAAGACTCAGAAGACTCTTTTTCGGAGGACTTATCACTCTCACCTTCTTGCTCAGAAGAGGAGTCATTGCTCTCCACAAAATCGCTTGCAGGAGACTGCGAATTTCCTTTAGTTTCGTGCGAATCAAAGTCAGCAACTTTCTGTTGTTGCTCTTTTTCTTTTTTGCAATATTTGTAAAGTTCTTCTGCAGCAATCAAAGTGTCTGCAAAACTTTCACAAGCACCAATCAGATTGACGATCTCATGTTCTTCTGGTTTAAAATCAAGAGTCAGAAAGTTGCCAATCTTAAAGTAAAGATTTGCACGGTCAGCAAGATTGAAAGTAGAAATATCTTCTTCTTCAAGTTGGAAGAAATCTTCCTCATTCAATTCTTTATAACCATTGAAGAAAGTCTTAGCAAGTCCAGCATACTTGCGCTTCATCAGTTTCTCAATACGTGCATCCTCAACCACATTCACGAACTGTTGAGGAACCTTTGCAGTTTCAGTCCAATCTTCATCGGGAGTAAAGAGTGCATGACCCACTTCATGACCCACCAGAAGGTCATACACAAGTCCACTTGCCTTTTCCCACAAAGGCAGAGTCAGAACACGAGTATGGACGTTGAAGCACGCAGTAGGAACTTTCTTGTGTTCTACCACAAGGTCTTCAGTGGCAAGCAGTTTGGCAAGTTGAGATTTGATTTCGTGACGTACTGCCATTTGATTCGTTTCGTATGTAACCATCATACAACGAAAGGTCGCCCTTCGGACGACCCATGTGACGCTTTTTGAACTGGGCGAGTCGTGCTTTCGCTTGCCTCAGTGCTTGCGGTTTAAGTTTTCGTTTTTGTTCTTTCTTGGAATGATGCTTCCAGTTTGGTACTTGCACGACTCTTGAGCGGTTCAGACCATCATATGTGAAAAACCTTTGACTTTCTCAAACTTTATGACACTTTCAAATCTGTCCTCCAGACCTGTCTTGTGAGAAATAACAAAAATGTTTGCGTCTTTAATCACATATCGAATAATCTTAAGGAACTCTTCTGTCCCAAATCCATCAAGTGAACTATCAAACACCTCATCCATAATCAGAAGATTTGTGCTGACCGAGTTCTTCATTCTTGCAACTTCTCTCCAAGTAAAGAGTAGTGCAAGGTCGATTCTCATTTTTTCCCCTTCACTAAAGGAAGCATAAGAAAAATCTTCATGAATTGGTGACTGGACGGTTTCATTAAACTCCTCATCAAGAGTAAAGTTAATATAGAAGTCCATCATTTGCAGATAACGATTAACGTGCTGATTGATGAGCGGCAAATACTTCTTGATGATTTTAGATTTTACTCCACCGTCTTTAAGCAAACTATACGAAAAATCGTAGTAGTTGATTGTGTCTTTTTTAGAAGCGAGGTCGTCGTATGTAGTTTTTAGATTTTCTTTGAAGGATTCTAACTTCCCATGTTCAGAATTTCGGTTTGCAAGGTTCTCGGTAAGAACTTGAATTTCTGATTCAAGATTTCGGATTTGTCTCCGTAATCCATTAATCTTAATATTGTTTTGAGAAATGCCATTCGTTAATTTAGAGATTTCCTTCGATAGAGAAGTGAATTGACGCTCTCGCTCTTCTTCCTCTTTAATTGCCTCCTCCAGTTCTTTATAACCAGATTGCAACTCCTTTGCTTTAGATTGAGCGTCGTTAATTCTATTTATTCTGAAGGTCTCTTCAATTGACTGAGTACAAGTGGGGCATACCGTATTCTCTGTAAAAAACTTATGCTCTTTAGTAATTGTAGATACTTTTTGCGAGATCTTACCTTTAAGATTTCCTAACTTGCGAAGTTTCTCCGCATATCCAACCAACTTATCTTGCTCTCTAATATACTCATAAAGAGGTTCTTCTAAAGTACCATTCTCATCCATATATTGTTGAATTTCTTTATCCAAATCGGAAATTTTCCGATTACTATTATCAATACTTTCCTTTCCGCGATTCTCAAGTTCTTCAATAAACTCTTGTTGCATTTTGACCTTATCGAGCAAAGATTCTTTCTTCAACTCAAGAACTTTGATATCTTCTTTTGATTGGCGAATCTTTTCTTTAATCACCATATTCATAGAGGAAAAGATTTTAATATCAAGAAGATCCTCAATCACTTCTCTGCGGTGAGCAGCAGAAAGTTGCATAAAAGGAACAAAAGTGCTAGAACCAAGAATCACAATCTGAGTAAAAGATTTATAATTCATCTTAAGAACGTTTTGCTCCAACCACTTCTGCTGGTCTAAAGCGGCAGAAGATTGATCTAATGCAGTGCCATTTCTCCAAATTTCAAAGATTGCAGGTTTAATACCACGAACGACTTTCCATTCAGTATTTCCAATAGAAAACTCAACTTCAACTCTACAGTCTTTTTCGTTTACAGAGTTGATAAGTTGAGGTTTATTAATCTTACGAAATGGTTTACCAAACAAAGAAAAAGTTAGTGCATCTAGAACAGTACTTTTTCCAGCTCCATTTGTACCAACAATCAAATTAGTTTTATTTTTTGTAAAATCAACTTCAGTATACTGATTTCCAGTTGAAAGAAAATTTTTCCACTTTATAGTTTTAAATAAAATCATGTTCAGTGTTTGGAGGAATTACAATATCATCAGGTGTAATAACAGTATACTGGTATCCATGCATTTCGCAAGTTTTTACCATCACTTCATCTTCAATTTCAATTACATGCATTTCAGGATATCCCTCATCTTCTAACATCATAGCATATCGAACAGCATCATCCTCTTCCTGAAAGAGATATAAAATATGCTCTCCTTCATCATCAATTACTGAATATGCTCCTTCGGTTTCTCTGCCATTGATTGTTAAAATAAACATTTAAACTAATTCACATGCCTCCTGATAAATCTCTTGCATCATCTTCTGAATAATCGATTTATCAAGACTAATTTCTGCCTCCTCAATATATCTATTCAAGATAGAAATAGTGTCTTCGCTTTCAAATGCTTCAAAGTCTTGAGGTTCTTGGATATCAAAGTTTTCAATGATTTTAAGTTCTGCAATATTTGAAAGATAAAGTTTGTCAACGAACTTTTCAAACTTTTTAGTGTCTGATTTCTTACGGACAATAATCTTTACAATTTTATTTTCATACTCTCTAGTATCAAATGTCTGATAATTTGTATCCTCATAATAAATGTTGTAGAACATCTTGTAAGGATTATCAACTGATGCGTGTTCTAATGTTTCAGTGTCAAATATAGCAAATCCCCGAGTATCATTTACGTCAGTCCAGTAAATTTCATAAGGATTTCCTAGATAGAAGACTGTTCCATTAGTCGATCGAGTGTGATAGTGTCCCGAGAAGACACGTTTGAACTTTTCAAATAACTTGCTATCCAAACCATGCTCCATGATGATTTGTCGATTAACTCGGAATCCATGGAGTTCAAGGTGCCCCATCGCGCACGGGCAAGATGTCTTTTGAATAAGTTTGAGAGTGCTTTCCTCATTTTCTTGATTAATCCACGGAATAAAAAGTGTTGGGAGTTTGTCCAACATCACTTCAGTTGGTTCGGAATATACCGTCACATTATCATATTCTCGTAGAAGCAAATCAACCGCATTTACATTGTTCGTATTCTTATAATAAGCAGTATGGTTTCCTACGATAGTATGAACTTTTACGCCCATTTCTTGGAGACGATCGTAATAATTATTTTTAGCCCAAGATAGTGCAGAAAAATCAATTCCTTTGCGACTATCAAAAGTATCTCCCATATCTATAACGGTAGTAATCCCTTGCTCTTCGAGTGTAGGGAAAAATACGTCGTTATAGAATTTTAGAAAATAATCATGAAAGAGTTTGGAATTCTTTCTTGCACCAAAGTGCTGGTCAGTAATAATTGCTACTTTCATTCAATACCGCAGTTTGCTGTGAACTCCGTCCTTAATAGAATTATAGTCTGAATAGTTCCCACCGTCAACTGAATTGTCATCGGAGAAAACTTCAGAAAACCCAGAACGCTCAAGAATCTTATTTTTGATTTCTAGTTGACGCTTTTCTCTTTGAATCCTACGAAGGAAAGCATAATGAATAATTTGAGTAAAGTATGCAAAAGGATTTTGAGACTTCTCTGGATTGAAATTGTGAATATACTGAACACAATTTTCAATACCATCAGAAATCATGTCTTCCTTAAACATGTAGTTGACAAAATTTGGTTTGAATGATAGGTGATTGGCAATCTTCAGGAAACACTCCCCAATGTAGCGAGGGATGGGAGGTTTTGGTTTTCCTTGAATCTGTGCAATTTCTTTATCTTCACGATACTTAATCAGCGCAGCAAGAAACTCTTTATTGTTGACGTAATGCTCTGACCTTTTTCTCTTGGTCATGACTGCTGTGGTTATCATAAGTTTTTATCATTATTATGTATAAATTATACCACTTATTCAAATGCTTGACAAGGTGTTCGAAAGTTGATACAATTACCTTTGTCGAGGTTAATAAGTTAACTTTAGCTATTTTTATAAAGCTTCTCTAAGAATTCTTTAGCATCATTAACATTAGCAATATATCCCATTCTACGATTTAATTTTGGTTCATTATTTTTCTCTCTATTTGATTGTCTTACGTAAGACTGATACATCATAATCATTTCAATATCAGAAGATTCGGAAAGAGTTAAAACATCTTCTAGATTAATAATGAACATATCTTCTTTGGTTGTTTTTAACCAAGGTTCTATTTTATATCCAACAATTCCTGCTCTGGTTTTAATTTCATTAACAGTAATTGGATTGGAGATAATTAGAATAGTTCTATCTTCCTCTTCAGAGGCTGCTACTTTAGCAAAGATTTCTTCGCCTGTTTTTAATTTAAGTGTGCAGTAAAAATCATCTTCTATCATTTTTTCTTGAGTTGTATAGTAATTATCTCATAGTTAAAGTTTTCTTCGTTATAAATTTTGATTCTTTCTATTAGATGATTTAAAGTATAATTTTTTCTTGAATTGTGAGTACAGTCATCAGCGATATCATAAAGAACTGCTTTTACTTTGTTTTTTCCTTTTCTAAGAACTCGTCCAATTGACTGAAGATTTCTAATACGTGATTTGCTTGGAGATGCGAAGATAACGTTATGGAGATTTTTAATATTGATACCAGTACTAAAAGTTCCATAAGAGGCTACAATAATTGCATTGTTTTCTCTTTCAGTAATCTCTCTGACCAATTCTCTTTCTTCAGTATCAACACCACCGTGAATAAAAAATACTTTACGATCACCTCGCTTAGTATTATTTATTCTTTCATATAAAACTGCTCCATGTGCTTCCACTCTTGAAAATAAAACAAGAGTATTTCCTTTCAAATCAAGAGAAAGATTTGTAATAAATTTATTTCTTTGTTCTTGGGAAATCAAATATTGAATTTCATCCTCATAAGTTTCGAATTTTTGTGGGGGGTGCTTAAGAACAAGGCAACGAATATCTAACTGTGAGATATGTCCTTGTTGCATCAACTCATAAGTTCTAGTAACCTTGTAAGAAGGACCAAACAATCCTTCCAAGACCCATTTGTGAGTTTGAGTCCCATCCAAAGTTCCAGTAAATCCAAAACGATACTTTGCATGATGGAGTTTGGACATAATATCGATAAGAGATTTGCTTTTAAACAAGTGTGCTTCATCTCCTATAACTACTCCATAGTCTTCAAAGAATGAACGTTCTAACTTATAGACTGATTGCCATGTTGTAATCGTGACTGGATGTTCATTCGTTTTTTCCCTACCAGAATAAATCCTGTGACAATATGAATCAACATTCCAACCATAATCTTCAAAATCCTTGTACATCTGCTCTACCAAAGATGTCGTTGGAACAACTAGAAGAATTTTTTGTCCTTTATCTACATAATACCTTACAAGGGAATAGATCATCAAGGATTTACCTGAGGCTGTGGGTGATATCAATAATTTTCGGTTATGTCGTAGAGCATCGAATACTCCCTCTACTTGATACTGACGCGGAGAATGAGAACAAATAGAAGACATATAATCCTTCACACCTTCGAAGGATACATTTTCATTTACCTCAAACGGTAAACCATAAAATTTATTTTCCTTAAACTCATATGTATAATTATGAAGTTTTAGTTTGTCAATAACTTTATCCAACAACCCAGTATAAATTTCTCCAGTATGAGAACTTAACAGACGAATTTTACCGTCCCAGTGCCTACTTCTATACTGGGACATGAATTTTGCAGATTCAACTTCAAATGTAAAGTATGGTTGAAGTTCGTATAAAATATGAGGTTCACAGTGTAGTTTAATGTAAACCTCATTTTTCTTTTCAATGATTACGTCACTCATAGCATCATAATTGCTATGAATATTTATTTACCCTAGACCAGACTGAAAACGTAGAAAGTCTATAGAATTTTTAATTTGATAAGTTCGGTTTGAAATCATTTTAAGGATACTATCAATGTAACTCAACATTGTTTCGTAATATTCTATTTTTAAAACTACTTGAGATAGTTTTTCATCAGAATCC